CCCACTGCTTCGTGGTCGTCTGCTTCCACTGGTCCTGCACGGCCTTCTGGTGCGAGGCGATCGTCGCGTTCTCGTGCTCGAGAAGCTGCTGGGCCTGCGCTTGCGTCAGGTCCATCTTCTTGGCGACTTCGGCGATACGGGTGATCGCTTCCGCCGGTAGCACGGCATCCTTCGGCAGTTTGAGGTCGTAGGCCTCGGGGGCCCCCGGCTTCGCATCCGTCGTCTGCTTGGCGTCGTCCGGCTTAGTGCCGTCCTTGCCCTGGTTCGCTTCTTTGCCCTGCGCCTTCTGGTCGCCGGTCTTCGTGGTCGCGTCCGCGGTCTTTCCCTCGGCTGCGGCGGCTTGGTTGGTGGCCGCGCCCTGGTTCTGGTCCGCCGCGGCCTGGTTTCCCTGGCCGCTGCCCTGCGTGGCTCCAGTCGCAGCGGCTGGCGCTGTGCTGGCGGTCGTGGTCGAAGCCGCCTCGGTACCGCTACCAGCGGTGGAGGTTGCCCCGGTCAGAATCGTTTCGCCTGGCATTCCGCCAAACTATTATGCGTGCTCTTCCTGTCGCCGCTTCGCTTCGCACAGCATTTCCAAGAACCGCTCGGGGAAATGGGTGTTGATGTCATCCAGGAAGATCAAGCCGACCGATCGCTGCCCCTCATTGAAGAAGGTGGTGCTGTTGCCGGTGAAGCTGCTGCGATAGACGCCGGCGATACCGAGCAGCCGATAGATCAGGCGACGGCCGGCTTCGGTCGACAACACGTCGCCCAAGTCCTGCAGTTCGCGTTCGCGAACACTGCGGTCGAGGTCTTCCGCATGCGAGACCTGATCCTCGTCGGATGCATCGCGGACGATCGGCTTGGGCTGGGCGGGCGGTGGGCGCCGCTGCGGTACCTGGGTCATGCTGCTGTCCCGAACGAGCTACGGATGATGTCGGCCAAGGCGTTATCTCCGCGGGTGTCCGTCTTGCTCAGCAGCTGGGCGCCCTTGGCGACCTGCTCGACCTGGGCCGCCTGCTGCTGCTGCTGAATCGCCGCCGCCTTCTGCTGACGAACGGCCGCCACATCGTCGTCGCTATTGACCAGATCCGGCGGCACACCGAGCGCGTCGGCATAGAAGTCGACGGCCTTGTCGCGGTTGACCTTGTCGAAGACGTGCGGGTCGGCCTGGGCGAGATTGCCCACGGTGCCGAGGAAGCGATCCACGCCCGCGATGCCCTGCATGCGCTGCGCCTGCGCCATGATCGAAATATATTCGACCTTGATTTCCATTCCTGCCATCTCGGGCGGGGGCGGGGGAATCATGCGGCGGCGCTGCATGATGGAGAAGGTGCGGTCAATCAGCGGGCCGAGCAACTCGTCGTCGAGCCGCTCGAGCACCGGCCCGATCTGCTGCATCTTCTCTTCCTGGCGCTGCATGATCTCGGTCGCAGTGACGTTGCTGCGCTCATCGTTGGCGATCATGCGGAACAGGTCGACGAAGCAGGCGCGGTCGATGCGCTGGCGACAGCCCTGCGCCTTCATCTCGGCTTCTTGGATCTGGAAATCGACCTGGTGCAGCGGACGCAGTCCCTTCTGCCCTTCGCGCTCGTCCAGATACGTCACGCCACCGGGTAGCATCGAAACCGGGGACTGGCGTAGGGAGCTGGGCCCCACCAGGGGTGGATTGACTTTCTTTTCCACCGCCTGCGCGGTGCGCTTCTCGTACGTCTGCAGCGCCTTCACATCGCCGATGACGTCCAGTGCCGGGCCAATGCCATAAACATCTTCGCCATCGGTGTGCCAACGCGGGCACAGGATCGGGAATTCATCGAATCCAGATTCCGAGAGCACCTTGTCGCCATCGGCCGCCATCTCGTAATAGCACGATGCGTAGCGCTTGTAGCGACTGTGCAGGCGCTGCGCGTCAAACTCCGGATTGGGGCGCACCATGTGCACGACATCGACCCACGCCTCGGTTTGTCCGTTCGACCACATGGTCTTGACCCGGCTCGACACCCGATCCTCGCCGAAGCGCTCGATCAGCTGCCGAACGGTCATCGAAAATTCGCGCACGAACGTATCGACCGTCAGACGGTGATTGTTCGACAGGTAGTAGGACCCGATCGGAAATGGATAGCAGCGGATGACGTCTTGCTCGTCCTCGAGCACGCCCATCGCGGCAGTGCCGAAGCAGCCAATGTCGAGATACAGGTTTGGCAGCGCGTTGTAGAGATTCGACTTCACAAACACATTGCGCAGCAGTGTCTCGCATTCGTAGAGCCACCGCTTCACCGACGATATGCGCGCAAGCGCCGGATCGGGCGGTGCCAACCGGAACCACGGGCGCGACGGATTTGTCACACCGGACATCAGCCCGGCGGAAAGGGTGCGCACAGCTGCGGTCGCGGTGCAGTCGATGATCTTCTGGGATCGGCGGCCGCCGCGATTGCGGTCGGTCAGCAGGAAGCGGCCACGACGAGGCAAAATGTATTCGCCGAGCTCCTGCCAATCAGCGATCCACGACTGCCGATCGATGACCAGGCTGGCCCGCTGCTTTTCATATTTTGAGCGCTTGGATTCCATGGGGCTTCCTGGTTAGCTGACGAGCCGTCCGACCCATCGCCATGCGCCAGAGACCCAGCTCCACGCCCCAGGCTGGGACTCATCCTCGGGTGTATTGGGGTCATCTTGCGTTGGAGCCTCGGGCGCGGGATCGGATGCGGGTGCCTCTGTCGGCGCCATCGCTCCGAACGTGTCCAATACGCGAGAGAGTGGATAATCAGACGGAAACGTCAGGGTAATGCCTGGCGCGCTGTAGGTCGTGACGCCGGACCCCTCAGTAATCGATATCTCTCGCCCGTAGGTGTCGATCATAGGTTGAAAATTCCCGTGCCACGACGCGCTACCCCGGTCGCGCCGGTGATGGTTGCCGTCGACGTTGTGCTTCCCGCTGAATCGGGTGCCGTCTCGGTGCAGGTTTCGTTGCCAAGATCAAACACGGTGTAGCGAGCCGGTTCCGCCGCCTGAGCCACCGAGGCCGGTTCCCTGTCCGTTACCACCGTTCCCGCCAGCACCTCCATCGAGGTCAATGGCACCAGTCGCCGTGCTGCCGGTTAATAGATCATAGACGAGGTAGAGCCATCCGGCGCCCGCACCCGCTGCACCTGCACCTCCACCGGTATTTCCACCAGAGGGAGTGCCGCCAGCCATGCCATCAGCACCGCGAGCATTGATCGCACCAGCGGCAGTTCCGGCTCCACGGCTGATGATTCGCGCGTAGATGGCAATCGCCCCACCGCCTGATCCGCCCCCACCGCCACCGCCGCCCGCCACGGTTCCGTCGCCACCGCCACTGGCGCCACCAACGCCACCGACACCGGCGAGCATGACTGTATTGCCACGCAGGAAGTCGAACAGAAGCCGACGCATGACCGTCGAGAATCCGGGAGACGTTTGGCCACGCCCCGTTCCACCCGCATTGGTTCCCGCTCCGGCTGTTCCGCTGGCTCCACCGTTTCCACCGTTGCAGGATGTCCCTGATGCGCTTGTCGGCGTCGCCCCCACGCCGGTCGTCCCAGCAATACCCGCGGTTCCTACCGTCGAACCACCGATGGTGTTGGTGGTGAGCGCAGCGCCTGCGGTGCCTGCCGTGGCTCCGGACGCCGCCGTTCCTGCGGTACCTTGTCGGATAATTGCCCCGGCAGGGGCAGCCGTCAGGTCAAAGGTATTAGCAACGAAAATGCGATAGCCAGCGGGGTTGAGCGCCGCGCCTGCTGTCAACGTCAAATTACTATAGAACATGTCACGCGTGAGCGTGACCGATGTAGAGATGGTGACGTTTCCGTCACTGCCGTCGCCGTAGATCAACAGATTTCGACCAGCGAGCCCGAGGCTATTTCTCGCGGCTGGAAAGCTGGCCAGGTCAGAAAGGCTGTTGGCGACCTGAGCGAAGGTACCGGTAGCCTGCGTTGCAGCGGTACCAAGACCCATATTCGCACGAAGCGCCGCTTGATCGGCTGAGCCCATCAGGGTATCGACTGCGGCCGATACGGTTAAGTCCGTAGGCATGGGTCACGGCCTCAGATAAAACGAAGTGCCGTTAGGGCGTAGGTACCGCGAGGTACCGTCAGGTCCGCGGTAAAATAATGGCCCACCGCCGCCTCCCCCAGCGCCAACACTCGAAACGAGCGGCATCGGCAATCCGATCTGGATACCGATAAACATGGCGGGTTAGACCATGCCGACGAGGTTGGTCGCGGTGGTGCCAGTAGCCCAGACGCGTTGAGCCTTCACAGCCAACTGAGTGCCGACCGGAACCGCAAAATAGGTGAGCGTCGTTCCACCCTTGTGCGTGATCTTGATGTCGCCGGTGCCACCGACGTAGATGCCACGCGTGACGTCTGAAAGGTCGACCGAATCGTTCGGGGTGATGGCGAAACCATCGTTGGCCGGTTGATTCGGCGAGAAAATAAATCCGGAATTGGCCATGGATCACATCCCCAGGAGGGTTTTTCCGCCGCCGGCGCCGGTATCCGGCAGGCCGAGCGAACCGGTCAGGATCGTGGAGCCGCGCCCGTTGGAGGCGGCGAGCTGCTGACGCTTCCGGCGAGCTCGTGAGAGCGCGTCAGGGTCTTGGGTCGTGGCCTGGGTCGGCAGCGTTGGGTCGGGCAAAGACATCGACGGAGCGAGTGCGGCCGCGGTCTGGCTGCCGGCCAGATAGCCACCAGCGCCAGCGGCACCCGCAGCGGTCGCACCACCAGCTGCACCGCCGGCATAGGAGCCCGCAATGCTGCCTCCGTAGACGGCCGCGATGTACGGCACTGCGGTGTTGACCCAGTCTGCACCGGTATTGCCGACGATCTTTCGGAGCCAGCCCATTCGGGGAGCATGCGCGAGGCTCCGTCACTCGACAGGCTTCGCGCTGCACATCACGCTGCGAAGGGATCGAACTCCGTGGTCGCCATCGCGTGGCGCAGGCCGAGCGAAGGGAACTCCTGATGCACATGCACAGGAGCGGCCACCGGATAGGCGAAGGTCAGGGCGAGCGCATCGCCCACGTCGGGGCTCGGCAGGCCACGCGCCTTTATGGCGTCTTTCGATTCCAGGCCCAGCTTCCCCTGCGCGTTGGCGTAGGTGTAGGTGGGCCCGCATAGGTCGACGGCCCACAGCGACAGATCCGGCAGGCAACCGCCGCCCTTGAGCCAGTCGCCCATCTCGAACCACATTTCGGTGCGCTTGTTCTGGTATCGATCGTCCGTGGCCTTTCCGCCGAACTGAACTTCCGTGCACAGGTAATTGAGTGAACGCAGGCGGTCGATCACACCGGCGCCGTAGCCACCGCTGCCGTCAATAAACACGGCCTCGGGATGGTGTTGGTCGATCTGCTTCGCGACCGCGGCCGCCACGGCCATCGAATCGGCCCCACGCAGGATCTGCGGCTCGAAGCACATCAGGCCCTGCCGGCGCAAGATCACGGTGCGGTCATCGCCATAGCGCGCCACGTCGACACCCAAGATCGTCGGGGCGGAGCGGAAGACGCTCGGCAGGACGGTGCGCTTGCGCGCCTCATCGACCAGCGATACGGCGATCAGTGCATTCTCGTTCGCGGCCTCGAAGTCGCACAGGAACTCCTGCCGGCACTGCGCATCGGACATTTCTCGGCGTGCGGCCTCAACCTCGTCGGGCACGAGCGCGTCGGTGTCCTTCACGGTGAAGCGGGCCGCGTACCAGCTCGGGTCCGCGCTGGCGCGGTGCCAGAGCTCGCTGAATAGATTCGCGCCCTTCGGCGTGCCCAAGAACAGGGCCCATCCCCTCCGGTCGGCCAGCGCGGGACGCACCACCTCGCCCCACGTGTCGGGGCGCATCTGCGCGACTTCATCCATCACGACGCCGTCGAGGTAGATACCACGCAGCGCGTCGGGGTTGTCCGCACCATAGAGCCGGATCTCGTTCCCATTCGGGAAGCGCAGCGTCAGCTCAGTCTGGTTGATCTCGATGCCGGGGATCTTACTGGCGAACTGGACCAGATATTTCCACGCGATTGCCTTCGACTGCTTGAGATATGGGGCGATATACGCGTATTGTGCCTGCGTCTTGTTGGTGCGGATGGCCGCATCGATGAGCGTCATCACCGCCAGGACGGTCTTGCCGGCGCGGCGATGGACGACGAGCACAGAGAAGCGCTTGAGGTGCTTGTGCACCTTGCGCTGCCAGGCGCGGGGGCGATAGCCCAGGTCGATCACGTCCGCCATTGCGCGACGCTACCCACCGGGGTGCGGCGCCGACAGGCTGCGCGATGCTCACTCCTCGGTGAAACGCTCCTGCGGTGGGATGTCGTCGTGCGGCGCTTCGATGGTGACGGGCTCCGGATGTTCGGCGGGCTCCTCGTCGAAGTCTCCAATGCCCACGACCGACCCCGCTGTCGAAATCGTCGGCAGCGAATCCTCGGGGGATTGCCCGATCATAGTGGCCACGCGCAGCACCACGTTTCCATCGACGGTCGCGACCATTTCCTTCGGCAGCAGCTTCGCCCACAGCGGATAGAACAGATCCGGATTCGCTTTTCCCCAATGCACCAGCGAATCGACGCCGCCGAGCCGGTCGAAGGCCTCCGTCAAGGCATCGCGCACCGCCATGGTGGTCTTGTTTGGGATGCCTCGGGGGCGTCCCTTGCCGGCATTCGGAGGTTTCGGCCGATCGGTCATGTCACCAGCAGGGCGCAGCAGTTTCCTGGGAAATAATATACCTCACCGATCATCGTGCGAAAGCGGTCGGATAGCCGAGCGCGTCCAGAATCGAATCAGCGATGGCGGATGCGCGGTCCCAGTCCTGACGTTCGATGGCCCATCTCAAACGGGCCTGCAGGCCATCCACGTCCAGTGCGTTGGCGATCATGCGGGCTCTCCGTCGACGGTGTTCGCTGGTGGCGTTGCGGGAGCATCTGCTCTTGCGCAGGCGAGCATCCGCCGGGCCTCTTCCTCGCCCGACTGTTCGATCATGGTTTCGCCGAGCTCGCGCTGCAGACGCCCCAGATCGAGCGCGCGCTGGTACTCAGCGGTCACGTAATCCGTTGGCATGGCGATGCTGTCAGGCATGGCCGTCGTCCCCCAGCACCACATCGGGGATCACGATGCGGGCGGAAACAGGTCTCACCGCGTACAGGTAGGCTTCGCTTGTCGCGATTGCCGTCGCCAACTCGGTGAGGTCATCTGAAGACGTGGTGCCCAGATGCTTTCGCGCGTGGCGGACCAGCACCCGCAGCGCGTTGACGCTCGGGCCCTCAATCATCGGATCATTCACGGATGACCTCCCCGTCGAGCTTCGCCGCCTCGAGTACCTCGTTCGGCACCACGCGTGCCAGTACCTCGCGGGCGCGGTGCGCCGATTCCGCATCGCGGGGTTCTTCGCCTCGTTCGTAATCCGCAAGGTCATGCAGCGTGGTCAGCGCGTCGATCAGCTTGCCGTGCATCGACTTCATCGACGCCTGCGCGATCTCGGCTGCGCGCTTTAATCCTGCGAACTGCTGGACGGCGGCCGCCCGCATGCTCTCGGTCTTGTGCAGCTGCTCGCGCAGCCGGTCCTGCTCGTCGCATTGGTGGTGGAGGGGGTGGACCGGAGAAATGCCGGGGAGGATCAGCCGGCTTTTGCCGGTGGGGGGTTGGCTGCTGTCGGCCATGAGTGAGTCCTTGTGATGGTTGGTGGATTGGGAGTCAGGAGGTCGTTGCGTCCGATGCGCTTCGCTTCGGCGCAGAGGTCGAGGTACAGGCGTACGGTCTGGTCGATCGCGTCGCCGAGGTCGTGGGGACGTCCGCGTTCAGCGTAGGCCAGCAGGACCAGGTCCAGCGCCCGCTCGTGGTGCAGCGCGGAGGTGATGTGCTGCCGGGTCACGGGTCAGGCCTCGATCCCGTACGATTCGGCGAAGGCACGAGCGTGCGCCCTGCGCTGCTCGATCGGCAGTGCCCGCCATTCGGTCAGAGAAGCCCGTAGACCGCTTGGCTCGCGAATCGAGGCTCCCTGGCCAAACCGCCATGCGAACAGCGTAGCGAGCTCGCCTAGGGTCATTCCGTGGGCGTCTCTACGCCACTCGTCGGCGCGTTGCACGTTCCCGCCGAAAGCCGCGACGACTGTAAGGGGGTCACCTCGGATGATCGCTGCTCGGACTGCCTTCGGGTCTACGCCATTGATCCTGGTCCGCAGTCCTTCGCCGCTCGCCGTCGCCGCCGGTGTATTTTTGTCCTCGCAGGGAGAGACGTCCGACGACGGCGGCGGCGTATTCTTAGAGATAGTTACCTGTCTATGTCCCTGTCCCTGTCCCTGTCCCTGTCTATGGGAGCTTGTAACAGACTCTGCTACATCGTCTGTAACAGAGCTGTGACGAGCAGCGCGAGCAGCCTCGGTCCGTGCCTTGCGCCCCTTTTTTGCTTCCCACGCGCGGCGCACGTCCTGGCAGAGGATGGCGTGGTAGAGACGGCCATCAGAGCAGAGGACGAACCCTCTCAATGCGACATCGCGGACTTTCTTCCACTTCGGCCCGGCGCCACTGAACCCAGCGAGCATGCGCTCGTCATTGGGCAGGGAGCCTGCCGGCATTTGTTTCCACGCCCGGCACCACAGGCCAATGGCGGCCTTGAACTCGTCGCCGGTGGAGACTGCCCAGGTCTCGGACGCCAGGAGGCGCTCAGTGTTCAGCATGAAGCTGTCGAGCTCGCGAATATCTATCTCGGACGTCGTCAGCGGATCAGGAGCTTGGTCGTTCATGGTTCTTCTAGACTAAATCGTTTCGACGGTGATTCGAACGCGCCCAAGTCTCGCATCTGCATCCCGCCTTCACTTCCGCTCCTCTTTCGACCGCACGAGCTCGCGCAAATCTTTCTCGATCGTCGGATCGTCGAGGTATACCCGCAGGTGCTTCAGCGTGATGCGGTCGAGCTGCGTTTGCTGCGGCTTGGTTTCGAGAGCGCTGCGCAGCCAATCCAGCCACAGCAGACCGCGGTTCGTCTTCGCGATGTCGTCCATCGTCATGCCGATGTAACGACCGAACTCGAAGAGGTAGGCGGACGCTTCGGCGAATTCGATATTGGTGTTCATAGGCTCAGAGGTCGCCCCGTCTCGCCGGGACAACGCGGCCGGCTTCGCGCCGGCGGGTGTGGGTCAGGCTGCGGCCGCTTCTCGATCGGGGTCGCCGACCAGCTTTCGCGCCTGCGTGAAAAGATTCTGCAGATACTGGCCTTGGGTCTGGCCGCCCCGGTCCCACTGCTTTGCCACCAGCAGATCGATGCCGGCGAGCGCGAGCAGCGCGGGGCTGGTTTGAAGTCCCCTGCCGAAGGAAGACGCAACGTCGCCATCGGCGTGAAAGAGTTCGGTGGCCCAGGTGAATCCGTAGAAGCGACACACCCCAGGTGTGCCGAAGGCCATCATCATGGCCTCATCCATCGGCTCGCCGTAATCGACAATCGGAAAGGTGAACCCTGCTTCGTCACAGTGCCGCCCATCGCGCAGTTTCGGCACGAGTTCCCACGCGGTCGCCAAACCGATGATGCGGACGAGGTACCCCGCCATCAGCAGCTGGTCGGCGAGCGCAACCGCCATCGCAACATTCTCCGCGAAGTCCTCTTCGCCGTTGCCCTGAGTCATCCAGCTCATCAAGCCGACGGTGATCGCGTGGCGGCGCCCGACCTTCTTGACCGTGGTCCAGCACCGGCTGTCGCCGGCGAGGTAGTGGTCGATCGATACCGAGTCGCCCGTCTCGTCTTGCCTACGCCGCCGGCGAACCGGCAGCATGCCGTCGCCGTCTTCATTGAATGATGCCCCTGCCTTCACCTTTTCGTAGATGGCCCAGGAAGCGTCGGTCGGGCGACCAGCTGCGAGGCTCGCGGCGAGTGCCTCTCGATTGCCGTGACTTCCGAAGGTCCAAGAGCCTGGGTTATCGCTGACGTACCGAGGCTGTGCGGGCAGTGCTAGGAACTGGCCGCGCTCCATCCCGCGAACCAGCTTCACCTTGCCGTCGACGGTCTCTTCTTTCCGAATGATGAAGGGAACTTTCACAGGACACCTTCGAGTGCTTTCACCCGCTCCTGCTCGGTCCAGTCGACAAAGAAGCGACTGATGATTTCGGCGTCGTTGAACCCCGCTTTGCGAAGCGCGGCCGCCTGCTGGAAGGCTCTGGTCGAAAGCACGCGGCGTAGGCCGTGCTTTTTGATGTTGGCGCGCAGATCAGCAAATACCTGCTGCAGAGGCTTCGCCGGCGATGACACCAGGCTCCACGTGGAAAACGTCGGCTGTCCGTTGAAGTGACCAAGGAAGCGCGATTCGATGCCGTACGCGTAGTCCACCCACACCTTCGAGAGCGCGAATCGATCGCGGGTGGCCGCATCGATGGTTTCACGAGCGCTGTATTCGGTCGTGCCGCCGCGTCCCCAGGTATTGGTCGCGATGATGAGTATGCAGTCGGGATGCCGCTCGGCGAATTGCTTGTCGATGCGATCCGGCAGCGCCAATTTTCCATTCGCCATCGCACTATTGGCGCAAAGAACCACGTTCGGATCAGCAGCGTCGAACTCG